GCGCCACTTTGCACGGTCCAAGTGGGTCAACCATGGACCACGATCAGCGAAATATTGAATGAATACCACTAAATATAGATCATATAATCCACGAAACGCGAAAAACGTTGATAAATATAGCGTCGGGGTGACTCATAATATTGATTATGCAACAATCGACCCTAGGTACTTAGATCGAACGGTCCGAGAGCCACGAAACGCGCGACCCCACCCACCAAAAAATCGCCCCGGTACCACCACAGCGAAGCCTTGGCTGCCAACATACACACACTATGGGAGCAAAATATGCATATAGACTATAAAAACTTAGATGCGAACCAACTAAAGGCAATGGTATTGCTTCGAAAGCGCATTGAACAAGAACATGCACGTGGAAACTTCATGAGATTTGTCAAAGCAGTCTGGCCAGAATTTGTTGAAGGCGATCATCACATCAAGATTGCACAAAAACTTCAAGATTTCATGACAGGCAAGAACAAAAGATTAATTGTGAACATGCCCCCACGTCACACAAAAAGTGAGTTTGCCTCATTTTTATTCCCGGCATGGATGATGGGGCAAAATCCAAGATTAAAAATCATTCAAGCAACTCACACTGGTGAATTGGCCATAAGATTTGGTCGAAAAGTAAGAAACTTGATGAATACCAGAGAATACAAAGGAATATTTCCTGATGTCACGCTAAGAACTGATAACCAAGCGGCGGGTCGTTGGGAAACTAACCTTGGAGGTGAGTATTACGCGGCAGGTGTGGGTGGTGCAATCACTGGTCGTGGTGCTGATCTACTAATTATCGACGATCCTCACTCAGAACAAGATGCTTTGTCTGAAACAGCCATGGATAATGCTTATGAATGGTATACTTCAGGTCCTCGACAGCGTATGCAACCAGGGGGAAGTATTGTGATCGTGATGACTCGATGGTCTGACAAGGATCTGACTGGTCAATTGATCAAAAAGATGGGTGATCTGAAAGCAGATAAATGGGACATCATAGAATTCCCGGCAATTTTAGACGACGATGACGAAGAAAAGAGAAAACCTATTTGGCCACAGTATTGGAAGCTCAATGAACTTGATAAAGTGAAAGCTTCTCTTGTTCCAACCAAGTGGAACGCTCAGTGGCAACAGAATCCAACACATGACGGTACGAGTATCGTGAAACGCGAATGGTGGAATATATGGGAGAAACCTGATCCACCACAATGTGCTTATACAATTCAAAGTTATGATACTGCATTTTCTAAAAAAGAGTCTGCTGACTACTCAGCTATTACCACTTGGGGTGTATTCTACCCTGATGAAGGAACTGAGACTCATTTGATTTTGTTAAACGCTCGTAAAGGTCGTTGGGACTTTCCTGAGTTGAAACAAGTGGCAAAAGAAGAGCTTCAACTTTATAATCCTGATAGTGTGATCATTGAGGCCAAAGCTTCAGGGACACCTTTGATACAGGAGCTTCGGCGATTTGGCGTTTACGCGACAGCTTTCTCTCCAAACCGTGGTCAAGATAAACATGTCAGATTAAATTCTGTTTCTCCTATATTTGAAGCAGGCCATGTTTGGCGACCAGATACCGAATGGGCAGAAGATGTCCAAGAAGAGATCGCATCATTCCCTTATGGAGAACATGATGATCTAGTTGACGCGACAACCTTAGCTTTGTTAAGATATCGACAAGGAAGTTTTGTTCGTCTCTATGATGATGAAGATGATATGGAACCTAGGAGTAAAAGGAAATATGAGTACTACTAAAAAATTAATTAATCCTGAGGACAGGAGACTAAAACAGAAACTGACACCGAAACAAATGATTTTTGTTTATGAATACGTTCACAAAGTTTTACTTGGAGAATGTTCCGCTGCCGAAGCTGCGCGACGCGCGGGGTATTCAAAAAATCGAGCACGTCAAACTGCTACTGATTTACTGAACCCTCACTTAAATCCTTTCGTCGTGGAGGCCATTCATGAGATGAAACAGGATTTACACCAAATGTATGGTGTGTCCACTGCATCTCATTTGGCCTCTTTGAAACAGATTCGAGAGGAAGCGAGAGAACATAAGCACTATTCGGCGGCCGTGGCTGCTGAGGTGAACAGAGGTAAGGTGGCTGGATTTTACGATAACAAAGTTCAAAGCGACACGCCTCTCGAAAATATGTCCAAAGATGAATTGATCAAAGTTCTAGAGAATTATGATAAGAATGGTATAACTCATGATACCAAACTAATTATTGACGACGATAAGGACGCCATGACCCGTGGCCCGTTGATCGTGGAAGGAGATTAATGATAGGGGCTTTTTTGAATTTAAGCAGACCGTTAGCGATGCAAGCGCTATCGAATCCAAGGATTCTCGGATCGTTGCTCGTGGGTGCTGTGGGATCTCAACAAGCGAGTCAGATTCAAAAAGATTTAGCCTTAGGTAATATATCCTTAGATGATGTAGCGAATTTTATTACAAATTTTGCTGCGTCACCTGCGGTGAGCTATTTACAAGACAAAGAAAAAGAAAATCAATTAACACCTCAAGACGAGGACGACAAGAAACCGAAAGCTCCAGAACCAGATCCGACGGACTTGTTAAATTTATTAAAGGATGATAGTAATGAACGAGATGAAAAAGACCTTACTACAGTACGCCAAGGAACAGAAAAAGAAGGATCAGTTATTGGCACGGAAGAAGAAGCCACAAAAACAGAACAAGAACTTCTCCAAGGAAGACTTCCAAGCGATCAGGGAACAGATGTACTAAGAACAGAGGAAGGTGAAAAGCTCGCCTCTGATGCTCTTCGAAATTTCTTTTCTAAAGTTTTAACTCAGAAAACTGGTAAACCAAAATCTCTTTATGAGAATATATTAAATATAACTAATCTTGGTCAGACCAATGCTATTTTTGATACCAAAAGAATTGGTAATTTTGAAAACCATATCTTTACGAGCATACCTACTTTCAAAGAAGCACAGATCGCGACTGCTGATGCAGTAGCCAAGTCTTTACCTGAGAATGCTTCCGTTTTAGATATTGGTGGTACAGAAGGTGGTTTTATAAATACAGTTGCTGAATTACGACCTGACATTGAAGGAATTGTTTTAGATCCAAATCCAATTGCAGAAAAAATTTTTGAAACACAAAAACTTGATAACACAGATTACATTCGACAAGCTTTTACGACAGATGCATCTAAATATGGAAAGTATGCGTTTGATATTGAAGACGAGAATGAAGAAGGTGTTCCAGCGAATTATTGGAATGCAGATGATTACGAAGACAATTCTTTAGACGCTGTTATTGAAAAGATGACTTTTCAATTTATCGATAAGGGAAGAAACAATAAAATTAAATTGATTAGTGAAAAATTAAAACCAACAGGATTTGCTTTGTTTGAAGAGAAGTTTTTTACATCAAAAGATGATCCTGAGTGGTTAGAGAATGAAGCAAAGAAAAATGAGTTTAAATTAAAATACTATGATCCAAAAGACATTACTCAAAAACAAAAAGAAGTATTAGAAGGAATGGATGAATTACAGGTTTCTTCTTCAGATTTTGAAAAGGTATTAAGTAAATATTTTAATAACGTAGCTCAGTATTGGGACTCAGGTAATTTTAAAGGTTATATTGCTTCGGATAGCGCAGATACTATAAATAATTTTTTAGGAAATATGATTAACTTAGACAGTGAGTTTTCAAATGTACAAACTCCTAGATTTGTTACAAAACCAATTGATAAAAAAAGAAGGGGAGGACCTATATCGATACCAAAAATAGACATGTTGTAAATGGTCGATTAGGTGATATAAATTAAATTATGGCAGATAATATTGATAAAGGACTCTATCAAACAGGAGCTCCTGAGCTAGAGATTATTAAATCCGAAACAGAAGTCGAGATCGACGGTCAAAAAATACCGACTCCTGAAGGAATAGAAATTGAAATGGACGAAGAGGGAGGTGCAACTCTTGACTTCGATCCGATGTCAGCGATCCCTGAAGAAGTAGAGTTTTATTCAAACTTAGCTGAAGTCATGGATGACAGAGATTTAGATCAACTGTCCGATGAATTATTAAGTGAATTAGAAAATGATCGTTCTTCTCGAAAAGATTGGGAAGAATCGTATATCAAAGGTTTAGATTTATTAGGATTAAAATACGAGGAAAGAACCAAACCTTTCTCAGGTGCAAGTGGTGTGACACATCCTTTGTTAGCTGAAAGTGCTACACAGTTTCAAGCGACTGCTTTTAAAGAATTATTACCAGCAGGGGGTCCTGTAAGAACAGCAATCATGGGAGAAGAAACTCCTGAAAAATATTCTCAGTCACAACGTGTTCAAGAGTTTATGAACTATCAGTTGATGAACAAAATGGAAGACTACACTCCAGAGTATGATCAGATGTTATTTTATTTACCCTTAGCAGGTTCAACATTTAAAAAAGTTTATTACGATGAGTTAATGGATCGAGCAGTATCCAAATTTATTCCAGCTGAAGATTTAGTCGTCAACTACATGGCAAGTGATTTAGATTCTTGTGAGAGAATTACACAGATTGTAAACATGAGTTATAACGATTTTAGAAAAAAACAAGTTTCAGGTTTTTATAAAGATATTGATATCATGCCTTCAGAAGCAGATCCTTCTGAAATACAAAAAAAGTATGATGAAATGGAAGGTGTTCGACCTTCTTACATTGACAAGTCTGTTCGATTATATGAGTTCCATGTATCTTTAGACCTTGAAGGTTTTGAAGACAAAGGCATGGATGGTGAGCCCACAGGAATTAAAATACCTTACATTGTTACAATTGAAGATAGCTCAGGTAAAGTGGTGGGCATTCGAAGAAACTATGAGAAGGATGATGAGAAAAGATTAAAGAAAAGATATTTTGTTCATTACAAGTTTTTACCGGGTTTAGGTTTCTACGGTTTTGGTTTAATTCATTTAATTGGATCTTTATCCAGAACAGCAACTAAAATTTTACGACAATTAATAGACGCAGGTACGTTAGCGAACTTACCAGCAGGATTCAAGTCACGTGGACTTAGAATGAGAGACGATGATCAACCGATACAACCAGGAGAATTTAGAGACATTGATGCACCGAATGGTGATTTAAGAAATGCTCTTATGCCTTTACCTTACAAAGAACCCTCTCAGACCTTATACAGCCTATTAGGATTTGTTGTTCAATCAGGTCAGAGATTTGCTGCGATCACTGATATGCAAGTGGGAGATGCGAATCAAAATGCTCCTGTTGGAACAACCATGGCATTATTAGAGAGGGGCTCAAAAGTGATGTCAGGTATTCACAAAAGATGTCACTATTCTCAGAAAAGAGAATTCAAATTATTGTTTGATGTCTTTGCTGATTATCTACCTGAAACATATCCTTATTCTGTTGAAGGTGCAGATCGAACTGTCAAAGCTGAAGACTTCAGTGATCGTGTGGATGTTTTACCTGTCTCTGATCCAAACATATTCTCTACAACTCAAAGAGTAACTTTAGCTCAAACCGAATTACAATTAGCACAAAGTGCTCCTGATATTCACAATATCAAAGAAGCTTACAGAAGAATGTATGAAGCTTTAGGTGTCAAAGATATTGATCAGATTTTAAGAAAAGATAGTCCTAATGCTCCTAAAGATCCAGCCACGGAGCACTCTGATTTACTCGATGGTAATCTATTAAAAGCTTATGAAGGACAGGATCATGATGCTCACATTCAAAATCACTTAATCTTCGGAACTAATCAAATGATTCTAGGTAATCCTCCTATGGCCATGAAGTTACAAAAACACGTCTTAGAACATGTTTCATTAAAAGCAAAAGAACAAGCGATGTTCTTAGCTCAACAACAACAAGTTCCTCAAGATCAATTAGATTCTGTTATTGCAAAATTAGAAGCACAGTTCATGGCAGAAATTAAACAGCTTTCAGGACAGTTAAGTGGTGCTGGTAAACCTGATCCAGTTGTACAATTAAAACAACAAGAGCTAGCACAAGACGCTCAAAAAGATCAAATGGATGCACAAGTAGATCAAGCGAAATTACAATTAGATGCAGAGAGACTTAGACAAAGAACTGCGATTGATCAAGCAAGAATACAAAAAGATTATGATATTGCAGACAAACGTGCTGAAGTTCAGTACGACAAGATGACAACCCAAACTCTAAATCAGGAGAGAAGAGATGCCATTAACAAGCAAAGGTAAAAAGATTATGAAGTCAATGAAGAAAAGTTACGGAAAGAAAAAAGGTGAACAAGTATTCTACGCTTCTAAAAAC